CCTCATTATTCCACGACCCACCAATTGGGGTTCGAATTGCTCTGCAGCCCGGGCATCATTTGACGAGATTTGTGCCTCTGCGGGGCATGACTTAAGTGAGTTTCGTAGAAGGGAATGCAAGATTGCTCTTAAATCTTGCGTAAGGATCTTCGACGTTGTTTGCAAGAGTTGTGATAAAGCCGCAGCACAGGTTGCAAAAGCTACCTGGCTTAAAGCCTCCACTCGTCCTGTACCAGCCGTTAATCGTTCTTGGGCCTACTCTCCGGAGTGGGTCCTTAAGGAGCGTGTTCGCGAGTTGGTCGCGGGATGGGGGGAGAGGCTTACCAGAAGCCGACAATTAGTGAAGGGGGATGATAATGGGTGGGGGGGAGGATACACCGACCAAAATGGCTGTCTTGAGGAAACCTCTTATCGTGGTGGTACCATATCTGTCAGAGACGATCGCTACGGCGATATCTCTGAGCTAAGATTAGGCGTAGCCAAGACGAAAGGAAAACTCAGGGTAGTCACGATGCAGAGCGCACGTGTCAAGAGGGTTCTATCCCCTGTTCACGAAGCGCTCTACGATCATTTGACCTCTTTTGGTTGGTGTGTAAGGGGGGACGTTAAGAAGCAAGATTTTCAGTCGATTGTCGACGACCGTAAGCCCGGAGAGTCCTTTATCTCTGGCGACTACACGGCTGCCACTGACAACGTTTTGCCTTGGGTAACTGAGGCTATTACGAGTGTGTTGGCTGAAAGTCCTGATCTTACTGAGGAAGAGAGAGGTATAATGTTGGCAGCAGTGGGGGACCTTCATTTGTGGTCTAAAAGCCGCAAGACACTTTATAAGTTGACTAGAAAGCAGATGATGGGGAATCTCATGAGTTTTCCCATCCTGTGTCTTATCAACAAGGTCTCCTACGACATCTGCTGCGACATAAGCTTCGGTTCTGGCGTTAGGAGGGTAGGCCGTTTCAACGGCGATGACTGCATGTTCAATGGTGACCGTAAATTCTTCTCCCTTTGGGAAGAAGTCACTTCCACCTTTGGACTCGTAGTTAATCGCCAGAAGACTGGCTTTTCTGACACGTGGCTCGACCTGAACAGTCAGCCTTTCCATGTGCCCTCCGGTCGCCTCGTTCCGAGGCATTGCCTATCTTTTCTCCGTCCTTTTCGTAATGACTGTGTGGACCTTCTCGGTGAAGTTTGGAAGGGTGTGAAGAAAATGAAGCATAGTGTACGCCAGTATGCTATCTCAGTTCTTGCCAGACACGAAATCGTCCTCCGGGACTTTTGCGTGGCTAACATACCTCG